ATTCTCTAAATTTTTAAGAGAATATTTAATTAAATTTAATTTAACATACTTACTCACAATCTAACGCAATCCCCCTACCCAGCAACACAATCTAACGGACGCACCTCATCAATCTAACGGCTTATCTCTCATACCGCAAAATAATAAAAAATTTTCACGAAAATATTATTCAATTAACTTTAATTACAACACAATTTTAATTAAACTTAATAGAATATCAACTACGGCCTGCAACTCTAGCTATCATTAGCTACGTAAGCAAAGCTTAAGTTAAACTTAGCTATACTTACAGAAAAACCATAAGGAGTATCCGTGGCTAAAGCACCGAAGCCAGTCCCAGTTGCACTCTTAAACCTTATGAAGTTAGAGTATGAAGCAGGGGCTGAGATAGATACAATATTAGATAAGTATAAAATTACTAAGGAGCAGCTTGGAGAGCCTGAGTGGCTAAGCAGGCCGCGAGTTACAATCCTACCAGCTCTTAACAAAACACCTGCATCTAGGACTGAACCCGCCCTAGCTCCTGCGGTAGTAACTATAGCTCAACCAGCATCACAAGACCTCAACGAAGCAGAGCAGGACGAGAGCGTAACCCGCATACTAGAGAAAATTAGTTCGTTCAAGGAGAAAGCGGTAGATTATGCCTTAGATATGATGTCGATGGTTGGAGATACCAAGGAGCTTAAGGACCTTATTAGTTCGGTAACAGCAATAGAGGCGACTTACAAAGACTTGAGGCCTAAGGATAATACTCCAGTGATAAACATAGCTATACAGAACTTGGTGGATAGGTTCCGTGATGATTGCTGAGGATAAGAACGACGAGCTGAAGTCGAGGGAGCTTACAGAACAATATTCAGCGGCACAGACAACGCTCACTCAGGAGCAGCAGGAGTTTATGGATAGTAAGCTCGGGTCTAAGTTGTGGAGAATGAATAACCTCTATACCATAAGGGATAAGAACGGCGTTAAGAGGATATTGACACTAAATCACAGCCAGAATAAGGTGCTTACGCAGTTTAAACACAACCGCAAAATAATTCTCAAGAGCAGGCAGCAGGGTATATCAACACTATTTCTGGCATATTACCTAGATGACTGCCTGTTTAAGCCAGGATTTCAGGCGGGTATCCAGAGTTATGGTCAGGACGAGGCTGAAAAGCTGTCAGATAGGGCACTACTGATGTGGGAGGACTTAGACCCTGACGTAAAGACACTACTGAACCTTAAGTTGGTGGCAAACAACTCGAAGCGTATGATGTTCTCAAATGGCTCAATACTAAAGATAGGTAACTTCCGTGGTGATACACTTCAGGGATTACACGTGTCCGAGCTAGGTAAGATAGCTAAGAAATATCCAGACAAGGCGAAGGAGCTAAAAACTGGTGCGTTTCAGGCTGTAGGCAAGGATAACAAGATAACTATAGAAAGCACAGCAGAGGGTCGCAACGGGCTATTTTACGAGATGTGGCTTAAAGCGTATAATAAAGCGAAGCTCTCACGTGACCTCAACCAGCTTGAGTTTCAGGCGGTGTTTCTTAGCTGGGTGGAGGACCCGGACTGTAACCTTAGTTCGAGAGTAGATATAAATGAGGCGATGCGGGAGTATTTTACTAAGGTTGAGCAGGAGTATGGGATAACACTAACTAACTCACAGAAGTGGTGGTATGCGTCGAAGTATGAGGAGCTAGGTTACGAGATAAAGCAGGAGTATCCGACGACACCAGAGGAGGCGTTTGAGCAGTCGCTAGAGGGTTCTATCTACAAGAAAGAGTATGACGCACTTTATTCGTCAAAGAGAGTGCTACCTAACTTACACTATCACGGGCTACCAGTCCTAGTTACCTACGATATAGGTGTCAATGATGAAACGGTATTAGTTTTCTCTCAGGTTGTTGATGGTGTCCCTAGGGTTATAGATTGCTACGCAGCTAGTGGGGAAAATTTAGAGCATTATGTTGAGGTTATGTGGGCACTTAAGAGGGATAAAGGGTATGACATACAAGATGTAGCTCTACCACACGATGCGATGGTAAGGGAGTTTAGCACTGGTAAAACTAGATTAGAGAAGTTTCTGGAGCTTGGAGTGCCTGCACGTGTATTGAAGCGTATAAGTATAGATGATGGTATAAGTGCTACAAGGGATTTTCTGAACGTTGCACTAATAGATGATAGTTGTGAAACGTTGCTCCTAGCTATACAGCAATATCACTGGAAATATGACACTAGATTAGGTGTTTCACTACGAACGCCTGAACACGATTGGACTTCAAACTATACAGATAGCTTGCGTTATACAGCCATAGCGGCAAATTACAATAAAAAAGAGCTATTAACTGATGATGAGATGGGCTACCCTGACGATTATTACCAAGATGATGAGTATTCAGGGCTTTAAGCTCAGTTTAAGCTATAATATGATATACTGACTACAAAATACTAGAGAAAGGGCTAAAATGGGTGAAAATGGTAATCCAGAACAGGACGTTAAAACTCCTGAAACACTAGATACTGCTACCAGCACAGGCGATAAGGACTATGACGTTTCTAATTTCCTTAAGAATATTGAGGAGAATATGCCAAAAGACGCTGACGCGGTAGAATACTACAAGGGTAAGTTGATTGAGGCAGAAAAAAGGAGACGCGGCACTGTCGCAGGCTTCACCAAGAGCCAACAGCAGTTGAAAGCTGTGGAAGCTCAAGCTACGTTTTTGCGTGATAAGGTTGCGGCTCAAATAAAGCTCACTCCTGAGCAACAGGACGAGCTAGATACTCTGAAACTAACTGACCCAGACCAATGGCGAACTAAAATAGACGCCTATGAGGTAGCTGCCAAGAAGCAGTTTGAGGACGGTATAGTTAAGGAGCTAGAGCGTATTAAAAGCCTTAGTGCAGAAGAGTTTGAGAGGGAGAGATTAGCTGAGCAGCTAAAGGAATTTATTACCGCTAATCCTGAACTTAATCTTACAAAGGACGAAATCGCAGACCAAATTCCTCCTTTGTATATGAAAAGGCTAGCAAAGGGAGAAATTTCTTTCGAGGAGTTCCTAGGTTTAACTAAGAAATTCCTTACGGCTTCGGAGAAAACACTAGCTAGAGAGGTGCCTCAAGCAAATGGCACTGATATTAGCGGTGTTAGAGGGTCTAGCAGTGCGCCAGCTAAAGCAGAGGTGTCCAATATTTTGGATAATGAGAAAACTATAACGTTCTAAAAGGAAATAAAATGGCAAAACAAAGCACAGGTATCCTTCGATACGGCAACGCTCTTGAGCGTAAAGGCTGGATGGTCGAGGGTATGATACAAAAAGCCTCAGAAAGTTTCTGGAGAGGCTTAACTGGTAATAACCACGATGCGATTATTTATCAGAAAAATGATTTTAACGCAAAAGTAGGTCATAATATCATATTCGACTATAGTGGTAACCTAGCAACAGCAGGTTTTAGAGGTAAAGAGCAGGCGTTCGGTAACAGCCCAGCGAAAATGAAGTTCAGCGATAGCTTAACACTAGAGTTTGGACGCTATACCGTAGATAATGGTATGGAGTTCGATGCTGAAGCTATAGGTGATATTGACCTTAGCACACACGCAGATAGCCGTGAAAAACTAGCGGACAACTTCGTAAGAGCTAAAGACCAGATGTTCTTTGACTTAGGTCAAGGTTATCTAAGAGGACAAGCTCCTACTCACGTAATTCGCCCTGGTAACAAAGCTACAATCGGTGCATTAACTGCAACAGATAAACTTAGCTGGGAGTTTCTAGTTAATATGGAAACAATCGTTAAGACAGGTATAGGTTATACAGTTGGTGGTCGCAGAAGCCCGATGAAACCATTTAAATTAGCTGATGGTAGAAAAGTATGGCTATTGGTTTTGGACTCATTCCAAATTGCTGACCTACTTAAAGATGAGAAGTTCCAAAGGGTTTATCAACACGCAGAAGTTCGCGGCATAGGCAATGCACTAATTAGCCATAACGTAACTCAAGTAGGTTCGTTTGTTATTATGGAGGCTAGCACATTTGCAGGTTCATCTATAAATAACCAACTATTCAAAACTGCGGTAGAAATCCAAGGTCTTAGAACTGTGGACGAAAATGGAACATTTAGTGGAACAGGTAAAGCACAAGCAGGTAAAGTTGCTTCACGTGGTCTAATCTTAGGTGCTGGTGCATTCCAACTAGGTATGGGTAGCACTCCAGATTACAAGTTCCAAGAGAGCCAAGATTTTGGTATCACAAGCGAGAGTGCAATGCTCCTAACAATGCAGGCCGATAAATGTAAATTAACCGCTGAGGTTGAGGATTACAAAGAGGCTAAAGTTGCTAATATGGACTATGGCGTTGCTGTTATTGATACCTATAACGATAAACTAAGTCAATAAAGGATAATAAATGGCTAAAAGAGTAGATTTTACTAAATTTCTTGGTAATAACAAGAAGTATTCAGCTTCGGCTGCGATTGCTAATGTTAAGATTTCAGCCTTGAAAGAAGCAGGAGTTGAAACTGGTGATACCGTAGTTTTAACTAAAATCCCTGCTAACTCTTTAATTACAGGTGTAACTCTTGTAGTTAAAGAAGGTGCTACAGGTGGTAACGTTAATCTTAGCGTTAATGGTGCTGCGGTCGCATTTGACCTTGGCACTGTTAAAGTAACTCCACAAACTACTTTTGTCCCTACAGTAACTAAAGATATTGTAGAGGTTACAGGTGTAGTTACAATGGGTGCTGCTAACGTAGGTGAGGGTTATGCGGTTATAAGCTTTATTCCTCTTGATACATTTAACGGAATGTTCGTAGGTTAATCCCTACGAACTAAAGGCGAGCGATGTTAGTTTCTAGTTTAATATCAAGTGTAAGGTATAGGGTTGGTGATGTCCCTAATACAAAATTTACCGATGCTCGTATAATTGAGCTGATTAATGAGGGCTTAGACGACCTCGCTCGCAAAGTTAATATAAACAAAGGCGAGTTAGTTCTCCCTGTAGTTCCGTATCAACGTAAGGTAGTAATACCAGACCCTGATTTTATAAAACTATTAAGGGTTAGATGTAATAACCAGCCTGTGGAAGTAAAGTCATTTAGTTCGATGGACAAAAATCCACAGTGGGAGGAAGAAATTGGTAGTAATTTAAAATCTGTCATATACAACCTCAACAATCCACGCGAACTTAGTCTTTATCCTTTGTTGGAGGAGCCTACCTATACAAATTATAGACAACTAAATAACTTTGTTTCTAGCGATGGACTTTATGGTATAGCAATAGATATACCTGGAGTTACAAGAGATAATATTGATGGTATTATCACTGGCTTAAAAGTAGACGATGACCTACGCATTATTTATATCCCAGAAGGTATGCAGCCAAACGGACAAATGACATCAATGGCTGACGGGTTTAATCTTTTAGATATAAAATACTCAAAACGTCCTAAACAAGTTAGCGAAAAAACGGACAATGTGGATTTAAATGAAATGTTTAAATCTACGCTAGTTTATTACGTTTCGGGTATGCTACTATTAGATGATACACGTGGCGAGAATATAAATAAAGGTATGTTATTTATCAACAAATATAAAACAGAGTTGGAGAATATCCAGGAACACGAAAAATCAGGCTATCAAAGTATAGCTGAGTATTCAGTGCAATATAGAACGGGATTTGGAGACGAATATGGCATCTAACATTAAAGAAATTTATGTAAATAAATTGACCCTAGAGGATATGGAAATAGGAGTTGGCAACGTAGTTCAAACTAGGGGTGGAGTGCAAGTTACTAGAACTAAAATAAATGCACAAAACTTCCCATACGATGAAACTCATACCTTAGGTCAAAGACTTAATAGCGTCCAAAATGATTTAGCCAAGGCTGAGGAGCTATTAAATAAACTAGCTTCAAATAATAACGAGGCTAAAACGGTAAAAGAGGACGTTGAAAGGCTTAAAAGCGAAATAGTTAATAAGGTAGCTAGTGCTGTTCAAACGCTAGATGATTTAAATGCTTTAAAAGCTAATGTAGAGGGTAAAGTTCAAGAAGCTAGTCAAGCGGCGGCTAGTGCTTCATTTTCATCAACCCAAGCAAGCACAACATTAAATTCGGTTAATTTAGTATTAAGCGAGATTACTAACCTTAGCGACGCTATGAAGGTTCTACAAGAGGTTGTGGATAGGGCATTAATAGATTTCAATGCTAAAATAGCTCGTGGGGAAGAGATTAATAGTCATATTATTGAAGCTGAGGCACAATTTAAAACTATAGAAACTAAATTATCTCAAGCAATACAATCAATTAACGAAATAAGAAAAGCTAGCGAGGACGCGGTATCTGCTTGCGAAGCGGCACAAACCAGCGAGCGTAAAGTAAAAGAATATTGGGAACAAGCGGAAGAAAGACGCAGGGAATGGCTATCTATGACAAGAGGCCCTCAAGGAGAACCAGGCCCTCAAGGTCCTGCAGGTATTCAAGGGCCAGTTGGTCCTATTGGTCCGCAAGGTAAAATTGGACCTATAGGACCAGCAGGTATTCAAGGACCAATAGGACCAATAGGACCGATTGGACCACAAGGCCCTAAAGGTGATACTGGCGGTGGAGTAGCTGCATATACCTCAAAAGACAGTTTTCCTACTACAGGAGACCATAAGACTTTATATATAGATAATCAAACTAAGAGATTATATCATTGGAATGGCTCTTATGTCGCAATAAAAGGTGGAGAGAAAGCTTCTACATCAAATGAGGGTATTGTTCAACTTTCTAGCTCAATAACTAGCGCCTCAGAGGAGTTTGCGGCTACATCTAAGGCTGTAAATCTAGCTTATAAAGAAGCGGAGCAAGCTTTAAATGCGGCTAATGATAAATGGACGGCTGTGTCGGCATCTACAACCCAGGAGGGAATAGTTAAATTAAATGATACCGTAACAAGTGATAGTGCTACAGAGGCCGCAACAGCTAGAGCTGTTAAGCAAGCATATTTTACTGCTTTTAGTGCTTCGCAGACTGCAAACATTAAATGGACTGCTGTTAATGCAACTGAAAATACTGCTGGTATAGTTAAAATATCGGATAGATTAGATTTAACAGATGGTTCTGTAGCAGCTAGTTCTACTGCAATAACTAAGGTTATGGCTAAAATTACAGACGTAGAGAGGTCTGCTACAAATCCTACTACACTAGGTGGTAAATCTGCAAATACAGAAAATGTAAAGGATACATTAGTATTAAGGGATAATAGAGGGGGCATAAAAGCAGGTATAGGATATTTCTCATCTTTAATAGCGGACGATATTACAAACAATAATTCTAATATTCTCGTTACAAATAGTAATAGTGTAAAAATATTATTTTCTGTTAATCGAGATGGTAGAATTTTAGCTTCTAATCCTGACGCTTTTAAAAATTTGATAGGATTAAATAACAAATATGATAGAGATAGAAGAAATGCTAGTAAAGTTTCTGCATTAAATTCAGATAATGGGACTGTTTCATTAACAATGGCAGATAATTATATAATTAATATGCAAGGTAATGGCGTTTTAACTCTTAATGATATTGAGATAGGTCAGAGTGGAATTCTTGTAATTATCAACGCTAATAAAATAACAGGGTTTTCGGCTGATTTAAAATTTAGGAAAATACCTACTGATTTACAACCATTAGAGATATTCTCTTATTTTAAATATACCGTAAATGCCATAGCGATGGGACGTGCATAATGAATACTTCATTTATGATTGGGTGTTCGGCCGACGACGATGGTAGTTATTCAGTTGGTCAAGTTCTTTATGATAACCCTACTAATAATGCTAAGACTTTTAAGGTATGTAAGTGGGACGAGTCCCTAAGGCTTAAACACCTGTTAGTTTATAGTAAGAAATATAATGATACATATAGTATTGGATTAGATGGACCTTCATCTGCAACTGGTGATTATATAGAAACTAAAGATGAATTT